GATGAGAGGCTAGGCATATCTGCAAAGTCTCCCAAACACACAATGATCTCAGGCTTGTGCTTTACTATGTAGTTTCCTAAAGCAGTAAACCTGTCGCTGTCATACTCAGGTGCAGCATGAGCATCTGGTATGATTAGCATATTTTTATTACCCTTCAATTTAATTCTCCGTTTTTGTTTTGCGTCTTGGTTTGGACACTGGTCTGTATGGATACAAAGCACAGCTTGTAATCTCGCATCTCTCTACTTGATATCTCATAGACCCTGTTTCTAGTGGATCGTATATACATTCAATACACTTTTCCATAATTGCTTTGCTTCTACTCATTACCCTTTCCTTACTTCTTTGATTAATATATTAGCATAAGATATAATCTTTTCTAAGTCTGCCAGAGGTTCTCCTTTTTTGTCCCATCTGGCAGCATACTTAATAATATTTCCAGAACAGAAGTCAAGCCCATTAGACATAATAAAATCTATTGGTTCAATCTTCATCTTGTAATGGTCGTTCATTATATCCCGCACACCCCACTTAAGCATTGCTCTTCGCTATTGTCCTCATAGATAACACCACGTTTAGCATGAGCTTCCTCATAAGGAACAGAAGTAATAGGCTGACCACCTCTAGCACCATCAGGATATACTGTTAAGCCACGTAACCCTGGCGCATACTTAGCGATAGTCTCTGCATACTTCATGATTGTATCCTCATTATTTAGATCACTACCCCAAGCAGGCAGATTAATTGTACTGCTAATAGCATGGTCAACATACTTCTGTAGTTCATACTGAAACTTGATGCGTCTCTCTGGATCACCTGCTAAGTCTACTGCTGACTCTATGTTTTCTGGTTTGATTCCTCCGTCGATAAGGGCTTGAGCTGTACCGTCGACGACAAACTGATGCTTCCATTTGGTTCCATCCGTAAGATAACGTCTGCGGTAAGCAACGGCGTATATCGGTTCCACTCCAGAAGTAGTCCCCGCGAGGATACTAATGGTTCCTGTCGGAGCAATTGCTCTGTATCCTTTAGGACGTTTGAGAAAAAGTCTATCGCAGTGAGCGTCTGCTGATCGCTTGCTTTCTGATTCATAAACTCTCATCCATTGTTTAAGTTCATCTGTCATTTCATACTTATGACCACGCTGAAGAAGCCACTCATGCATACCCATAAGACCCAAACCAATACGACTATTTTGCATCCTTACTTTTGAGATTTTTTCGTAGGGAACTTGCGCCCTGATAAGCCCACAAACAAGGAACTTACTAGCAAGATTAACAACATCCCTAAACTCATTAATGTCCCCAACATTAGCCAGATTAACAGACCCAAGATTGCAAACGTCGCTATCATCTTCGCTAGTAATTTCTGTGCAAGCATTACGAAGCGTTTCATTTTGTTTGTCTCCAAAGTTAAACGAGAACCCAGGTTCTCCTGTCATCATAGCCTGCCTAATGTTTTCAACAAACACTGGATTCATCTTATCTTTAAGCCACGCATCATCATAGTTAAGCGATATGTTCATCATATCTAAAGGAGCGGGAGCATTAAAGTCTGCCTTCTTTAGTTCAGCATAGTTAGTACCACCAACGCTGATGTCATGCCAGTTCTTAACCTTTAGGAAGTCATTAGCATCTTCATGTTGCCAGTTCATTGAGCCATACAGTGCAGACCTACGGCTACCACCCTGCATTACATTACGTCCAACCTCATTGAGGGTAGACAGTAGTGGAATAGGCCCAGAAGCAACACCTCCAGTACGAACCAGTCTGCGTCCTGATGGTCTAGCCTTAGAGATATCAACACCAATGCCTCCACCTGTCATCAAGCAAGACATAGCACGTTGGGTAACGCCAGCCCACTCTTCCCTAGTATCCTCTTCAAGCCTAAGAAGATAGCAGTTGTTGTAGAACCTAGCATCCCTACCTGCATACCATAGATACCTACCACCTGGAACAAACTTAAAGTCAGAGATGTATTGAGCAAGCTGATCTCTTTCCGTCTTATCCATCAAAGGATTCTTTGTCCCATTGAAGTCACCACATACGCTATTAACTACTGCATGTGCCTTGTCATTCCAAGTCTCATACTCTGTAGATGCGTACTTGTTTTTAAATATATCTTCGCCTAGTTTAGTTTTAAATGTCATTGCATACCTTCGTTAATTACTTTATTTCCTGTGCTTCCAAAACCACCCTCACCCCTAACAACATAACTGCCAACTTCAGTAGATAAAACTGGTGAAAGATAGTGCGAGAATACTAACTGCGCTATCTTATCTCCCTTCTCAACATCGTATGGCAGATGTCCTGAATTAAAAAGAATTACCTTGACCTCGCCCTTGTAGTCTGGGTCAATAGTTCCTGGAGAATTAAGAACAAACACACCATGTTTAGATGCTAAGCCGCTTCTACTTCTTACCTGACCTTCAATACCAATTGGCATATGAAGTTTTATTCCAGTGCTAATTACCTTTGTAGATAAAGGTCTAATCACATCATCCTCTGATGAACAGATATCATACCCAACAGAAAACTCTGTTGATCTCTGTGGTATAGCACTTGCTGTACTCATCAACTCAATCTTTACTTGATCTGACATTTATATATTTTCCTTTTAGATCGTGTTCTTTTGCATATCGCATATACTCTTGCAGAGAGCATCCAGCATGGTGTTTAAAACATTCTTCCCAAGAATTAAATTTAACAGTCGGCTGTTTTTTACCAGAGTAAATGTCTCTTGCAAGAAAGTATATTATCTCATCTTGTGGCTCTCCTTTAGAACGGTATGTCATCAGCAGATACTTCTTTAGCTATATCTTTCATAGCATCTCTAGCACCTGAAGGCATAGACTTCTTGTCAGAAGATCCCATCTCTACTTCTTTGTATGCATCTGGACTGTTAATCATCTGCATCATATACCCTTTGATGTCAGTAGTATATTTTTCTACACCACTCTTATCAGTATACTTACGATAATCAATTGATCCTTCTACATATAAGTTAGTACCCTTCCCTACATAAGCCTCAGCAATCTCCGCTTGTTTACCAAAGAAGACTACGTTGTGCCAGTCAGATTTCTTATACTCACCATAGCCTGACTCGGTAACCATAGATACCTGAGCAATCTTGCTATCATTTTTAGTGGTACGAATAGTAGGTTCTTTCCATACACTACCAACTAGAATTACTTTATTAATTCCCTTCATTACTTTCTCCGTGTTTTTCGGGCCAATATTTCTTTACACTTTTCCATACTTCTAATGCTGAACTAAAGATAGTCCAGTACCTATCGAAGTCTTTGCTATCCCACTCATGAAAGACAACAGTACCTGGGTTGCTAGCAGAGATAAATACATTTGCTATTCTCTTAGCTGGCGCAGGCAGTGCTCTCTCATAAGCAATCAATTGGTATGCCATAGACTCGTAAGCTAACTGCTTACTACCAGTAGAAAACTCTTTGGTTTTGAAATCAATAACCCATTCGTCTGATACCAAGTCTATCATACCACCGTACCCATCCTTTACATTACATACAGTCTCCTCTGATCTCCATTGTTGTTCACCACAATTAATCTTTAGCAAAGCGTCAACAGCGTTAAAGATATTTGAGTCAGCACCAGTAGGAGATAGTTCATTTTTAAAACAGTTCTCTAACATATTATGTATCCTGCTACCTCTTTCGGATGCTTCAACTGTTTCTCTTTTGCTTTCTTGTAGTACCTTTGACTTCCATATATCAATACTTAAGTCTCCTCTTGGTACTAAAGCTGCAGCTTCAATAGCCTTGTTAGTTTTCCATGTGTCTAATCCAGGCTTAGCTAGTATGTCTAGAACAGAAGTTACAGAGGGCATCCATCCATATTTCCTTGCATCTCTTAATGTTGTAGCCCTAGTCTTCCCGTTCTTTCCTTCAATAAAATGTCTTGGTTCTCCTTGTCTGTCATACCAGTGCATTATTTATCCTTTGTCCTTTTGCTCATTAGTTCATCAAAGCCCTCTGGTGTAGCCCAGACAGCAGCTTTCTTACTACGATCAAAAGCATTGGGATGGTATAAGTATCTTGCTATACCGAACAAGACAGCAGCCCTCTTAAGAGCATCACTGATGCCACCCTTTGCACCCTCAATATTAGAATCATCAGCACCGTCTGACTTAGTAATCCATGTGCCATCTATATTAACAGACAGTTCACATATCATACGATCACCAATCCAACTGTACTTTGTTTGCCAGTTAGCAACGCCGACAACATCATCAAGCCTATCCATTACATCCCTTGCTGTAATGTATGCTAACTCAGCACCACCTCCACCCTTACGCCATCGTATCTTACCTTCTGGGAAAGGTCTTTTCAATGCCATCTCTAAACTATTCATTAGTCTTTATTTTCCCTGTATTTTTTTAGTGAATCAAGATACTCTCTAAAGTTATCCTCCCTATCTTCTTTTTCTAAGTTATCAAGCCATAAGTTATACCCTTCTTCAAACTCTTCTTGTTCTAATGATTGTTGTTGCTCCCAACCCATAATCAAAACTCTCCCTTAGTCATGCTCGCTGGATTGTAGAACCCAGCCTCAATAAGAGTTGCTTCAACTCTCTCCATGTACTCAGCGAACTGCTCAACATTTAAACCAGATGTTTGTATAGCAACCTCCACTGCATCACCATTCAAGTTTGTAACTGTGTTAGTACCCAGGATCTGAACACACATAATAGAGTGTAGTTCATTAGC